ATGTTGCCGCCAGTAATGGTGACCGCATTGGCGTTCTGGGTAGCCATCGTGCCAAGGCCAGTGACATTCCCAGATGCAATAGAAATAGATACGTTGGCAGCGTTAGTTATCCGGCCTTGAGCGTCAACAGTGACTTGAGCAACGGTAGAAGCATTGCCGTAGGTAGCCGCTGTGACTGCCGTATTAGCCAGGTTCAGGGTTACGTTGCCGGTCAGCGCACCACCGCCGGACATACCCGTGCCAGCCAGTACATTGACCGTGTTAGGCACTGCACCAGCAATATTAGCGACGGTCAGGACTACTGCGCCGGTCTGACCGTTGACGGAGGTGACCGTATTGGTCTGGTCAATCTTTTGCCATGCTGTGCCGTTAAAGATCGCCCAATCGCCTACCTGCCAATCTGTGATGCCATCTAGGTTTGTCGATCCAGCGACGCTGACAACGTAGTAATAGCCGTTTGTACCCACGCCAGAGGCCAGCGGAGGCAGGTTTGCGCTAGCGTTCCAAGAGCCTTGGTAAGCCAGCCCTCCAGCCCCGCCTAATGAACTTCCCGCTACCTTCAGCATGATTACTCCTTAGAGGCCATCGCCTGGCGTGATGTAAATTACTGCCGTGCCCGATGCTGTTACGCCAGTAAAGTAAGCATTCGGTACAAATGTCAAAATCTCATCTGTGTTTGGCAACAGCGGGAAAGCGGTCTGGCTACTGGTAACCTGAACCGCATTGTTGGTTGCGTCAGAAGCCGATGAGCCGTATCCCAGAAACACCGTTACCGTACCCGCATTGATGATCCGGTACTGGTTGCCACCCAAGGTCGTAGAAGCGCATTGGACGGGCGTAGGAGCCGTTCCAGCCGCTGTGAAGGTGACGGTATTGCCCGTCTTGGTAAAAGCATTAAGCCCCATTTGCAGCCTCCAAAGCCAGTTGGTCAGGATCTTTAGGCCAGACTATCGCAGATACCGCCGCAGCCACACCATCCACATTGGTTGCGCCTTCTACCGCATTGACCGCCGTTGTTGCCGTATTACGTACAGACTGCCGCCAGGTATTCCAAGCCGCAGGAACTGTCGTGCTAGTTTCCACCGCCTTGACCACCATCCAATCGGTTGGGAATAGCAGGGAATAGGCTGTGCCGTTGATTTGGTTGATAGCGTTGGTTTTGACGCTGGTCAGGTCTTTAGGCGTTGCCGTGAAGTTGATGTCTACTTGGTTAGTCTTGGCGTTGTAGACGGGCGCATCTTCTGTCACCCAGTAGTATTGGTCACTAGGCTGCTGACCGTAAACCACATCTACCATGCCGATAGCTGCTTTATCTTCAGGCGAGGAGAGGTTGCACCAGTTGGCTGGATAATCTACGCCATTCCAAGTGAAAGGTGTGCCAGCTTGCACTAGCAACATAATCTGACCATTTTGAACTATTGCAAACATTGGTTACCTCGCTAGTGAATACTTGAAAGGATTTTCAGCAAAAACGGCGTAAATATATGTGCCACCTGATGCGTTAAGACTTACATCAGTTGTTCTTAACTTAAATCCATTGGACAGAATATCTGTTTCTGTTGAGGATGTTACTTCTGCGGCAGAACTATTTGGCAACAACGAATAATTGCTAACATTGTATGGATTTCTAGCTGTGTCTATAACTATCCAAGAAACTGCCGAGTCAGTTCGTTTAACCATCACATATCGTGGCCTAAACCCTGTGAACACAAAAGTCCCATCAGCAGAACCATTACCTGTGTAGCTGCCGAACTTGGAGAAGCCTGCAACAGGGGCAAAACAGTAGGCAACATAATTGCCTGAAGCAAAAATGCTGTTGCTCATGTAAAACACGGTTGATGTTGGTGAACCTCCCCAACTTGCAGCGCCCTGTGCCGCTGTTGTGTTGAGCACTATGTAATAGCCACTCATATTGGTTAGACCAGTATGAGCAACATACCAATCACCTGTTGAATCTCTACGCTTGACAATAATCATTTGCGGAGCAACACCAAGACCATGACCAACTGTTCCTGCAACAGATGAATATGTCATCGTCACAACGCTAAATCCAGCCGTAGGATTAACGCTTACTGTTGATGTTATAGAACCAGATGTGTTGGTTACAGTTGTGCCGCTTGCTTTCCAAGACCATGCTACTTGTGTTGAGCCGTTTGGAGCGTTTACCCCATAAGCGGCATCAGCGCCCATCGTCCAGCCGTTAGAAGTAAACGACAATACTCTATCCGCAGAGTTGAATTCTGCGTTAGTCAAATTTGAAAATAATTCGTAAGTCGGGCCTGTAACTGAGTTCTGAAGGATGTTGCTGTACGCACCACTGCGTGATTTAATCCATAAAAAATCAGGTTGAAATTGAAGCGAGCTAATCGTTTGCGATGAAGCATTTGCTGTGTATAACGTCGCATCCATATACAAATTACCTTTAGGGATTGTAGGCTGCGGCAAGTTAAACGTGTTCAGTGCTTTAAAGTTTGTTGCCGTCGAAATGGTATTGGTAAATGGTTGTTGACCAAAATCTGCGCTCCACGTTCCCCCATAAACTTGAGCAATAGGAAAGATTGGATCGGTGTGTGTCCATGTGGCTGCTGGATTTGCCCCTGTATCTGGATTGCCGCTATTTAATACTGTTCCATCAACAGCAAACCATATCTTTTTATTGTCCGCATCAATAAGAACATCAAATGTGTATGTTGATCGATATGTTGTTCCTCCGCTTGGAAAAGTAGAGCTTGTTCCATCAACATAAATTAAAGCGTCATACGGGGCATATTGTATGCCTATGTTTTGTGATGAAAAATAACTTGATACATCTGTAGTTGATTTTCCAATGCCAAAGTTTACACGCGCAGATGTTCCAACAGTTCCGTATATGCTGTAACGCCATTTACCACTTGTTATGCCAATCGAAGCTCTGCAAGCTCGCCATCCAGAAGCAGAAGCTGATCCGGTAAATGTCAAATTAGCATTTGATAAAGTAAAATCCCCGCCTTTATCTAACGGATTAAAAATTGCGTAATTACCCCTGTTATTCCCGCCATCACCCCACTGTGTCGGCACATCCAGCATCGAGTCATACGTCACACCAGCAGTCACGCTGATGTTGTTAGGTGTCCAGTTGTTGCCGTTACCCGAGCTGTCCTTACCGATAGTCGTGGCAGTAGCACCACTGTTATCAGAAAAGTTCAGGTAGAAACCGTTAGTGCCATAAGTACCGTTGTACTTCAAAGGTGACCATACGCCATAAGCGTTGTACGCACCAAACGACGATGGAGTCAGTGCTTGACCGTCGATGAAGTTAATCTCGGTCATGTAGCCGTCAAAATAAAGTCCAACCGATGGTTGCCAAGATCCAATCGAGTGCGCGACTGCGCTGTTCATATACGGCGTAGAGTTTTGCGCGGCGTATGCGGTCGTAGAAAATGACGTAATCTGAGAACCGTTTACATAAAGTTTATATCTATTTGATGCGGTAGCTTGTGTTGTGTCTACACCCAAAACAATGTGATACCACGAAGACGGGTCGCGAAATACTTGTGTCGTTACAAGTGCCGATGTTGGACTTGAATTTGAGTCATAGAGCGTTAATCCAGCAGACGGATTAAATTCAAGTCCGAAAAAAGTGTTTCCTGGGGCATTAACCGCAACAAAGATACCTTCTCGCGATGACGGAATCGCGCCAATTTTTACCCAACCACTCCAAGTAAAAATTCTGTTATTTGTTGGGGTTGTCAGCGTTCTATTGAAATACGCAGACGCACTAGACCGCAGCCGCACAGAACGGCTGATCTGGTAGCCCTGGTACTGACCGGATTTAGATGCGCTAAACATTAGTAGTTCTGCCCGTTGACGATGCCGTAAGTGTTCGTTCCGTCTTGGAAGAACGAGAAGATGTCAAACTTATTGGCAACACTGGTTGCAGTTGGCGTTGTGCCGTTAGGCCATTTCAGCGTAGAACCACCCGCCCAAGACAACGCATCTGTACTTGCGTACTTCACAATAATCGTAAAACTCTTGCCCGACACAGAAGATGGCAAAGTAACGGTAGTCGAGCCGCTAGTTGTAATCAGTTGCAGTGTGCCATTCGACAAGTTAACGCTGGTGTTGCCGGTAGCCGAATACAGGGTTTCCGTATAGTTGGTCACCGTCGGCAAAGTAAGTGTCAAATTTCCGACGGAGGTTGTCGTGCTGCTGGCTGCAATCGACGTATTGCCTAGCGTAATCGGGAATCCGCTACTTCCCGCCGCTTGCGACACCCATGCAGTACCGTTAGAGGTCAGGACATTGCCAGCAGTGCCGACTGCCGTTAGACCTGTACCACCCTGGGCTGGCGTAATCGCGGTAGCAACACTGCTAATGGTCACGTTTGCCATCGTCATGTTGTTTAGCGTTGTGACCGTATTACCAAGCTGAACAGAGGTATTACCAATCGTTATCGGCGTAGCAAAGTTGTTATCCAGTTGCGATAGCGGGATAGACGTTGTGACGTTAGCAAATATATTAGGTACTGGCATTTAGAACCTCACTCTCAATTCGTGTTCGTATTCAAAACCGTTAATAATCATCGCCGCTGAGTTGGACGTTACGGTCATTCCGAGATATTTACCCCATTGTTGCGCGTCAGTCTTGTACAACACATATCCTTGACCGCCATACCATTGGATTGTCGCGTTGACATTATTTTTCCACGGAATAGCACTTCCGTAATTATTCAACCAATTAACATAATTGCCAAGATTGTAGACAGGGCTAGAACCCGTTTCGCTGTCTATCGTTGTATCCAACAAACCACCACCAGCAATAGTTGCTTCAATACCAATCTTTAGGGCTTGCTTCGTCCTGATGGGGTCAGTCATTGGGTCTAGTGCCGTTTGGATAATGCTAGGCACTGCGGCAGTCGTATCGTTGTACAGCAGGTTGAAATTGGTTCCGTTCGTGCCATACATCTTAATTTTGCCGCCCGTAGGGATAGACACCAGCAAGGCAAGATCAGATCCTTGGTTTGTGAAAAACCACTTCTTCTCAAAAAAGACTGCCTGGATATAGCGATACGTTCCGCTGTCGTTGTAGCGAATATTAAACGCCGCACACAGGATATTGTTTAGCAGCACCTGACCTGCCGTTACCTTGGCAGTCGTGAAGTCAATATTGGGGAATACGCCATCCAGCGCATCCGATAACTTGGAGGTCGTAGAACCGACAAGCGCGTACACACCGTACTCATTCATGAATAACACAGAACGGAAATACGGGAAGATGGCATAAGGTAAGCGAGTACCCACTGACGCGCTTACGTTGGTATTTGTGAATAACGTCGTGCCAGCCGTTGATACCCTGACATCAGAGAAGACGTTGATACTGTCCTGACCAAAGATGTACAGGAAGTTATTGGCAGACAACAACTGAACAATATTGCTGTGCAGCGTTGTATCGGTCAGAGTAATCGAACCAGCAGAAACGCTTGTAAAGTCGCTGTAGCTGCCAGCAGCAGAGTAATACACAGTCCTTCCCTGAGCCACCCAGTTGCGTCCAGAAAACGTCTGAATGCCGGAAACTGATTCGGTGGTAATGACCGCATTGGCTGTCGCATTAGAACCACCCCCGCCTGTGATCGTTACTGTGATATTGGCGGTATTGGTATAGCCAGTGCCAGGGTTAGTCATGATGACGCGAGAAATCTGACCGCCTGACAAGATTGCCGTACCTGCCGCATTTGTACCGCCACCACCGGAGATTGTCACTACCGTGTTGGCTGCGTTGGTATAACCTGTGCCGCCGTTAGTCACATTGACTGCAACTGTGCCTTTTTTAAAGGTCACCAGGCTGGCAATAGCCGTAGCATTTGTGCCGCCACCGCCCGTGATCGTGACAGTCGGCGGGGAGGTATAACCAGATCCGGCTTCTGTTAGCGTGATAGTCGATACCGCATTAGCAGTAACCGTCGCTTGAGCCGTAGCCTGGATGCCGCCTGTTTGGTTAGGCGCTGAAATAACCACCGCAGGAGTGCTGGTATAACCGCTGCCACCATTGGTAATCGCAATAGAGCCAACAGAGCCAATAGAAACCAGGTTTGTGCCATCCCAAGAATAAACACCGTTGTTGGGATCACCGATAAGAACAATGTTGTCTTTCCACTGCGTTATGTTAATTCCCGTGTTGGAAAACGTGCCAGCTACTGCTACATTTGCCTTGGTATTGGTATCTATCCTGACCGATTCTGCCCTGCCATCTTCTTCAAATGCCAAAACATAATCAACAATATTCAGATTGCAAGCAGCAAGAGTAGAAACGGTATTGCCGAACGCAACGCTGATGTTGCTGTACGTCGGCATGATCTTGAGGTTAGCGTAACCAATAGGCATGGCATTTTCCAGCCATGCAAACTCATCCTTATCAATAGCCGTGCGATTAGCCTTGGTGTTAACACCTTTGAAGTTCTTGACTACTTCGTAGCTTTTCTTTTGCTCTGTCGCAGCCATGATTAGAAAGGATTGCTATAAGGATCAGGTAAACGCCGTGTAAATGTCGTGTTGAGAACAGAGCGCACTTTATTGACGTATTGCTGATAGTAAATCTCAGATTCGCCATAAGACTGCTCTTTAAATTTCGCTGTGTAAGCAGCGTAATACGCTACGGGCGTTGTGTATGGGTCAATAATGGTATCCACCTCCGCACCATTTACCAAAGGCAAAGGCAAGACAGTCGTGTCTAACTCAATGGTATAAGCCTGGTCAGGTACGGGAGAAATGTAAATCTGGCTTTGACCAAATACGGAAAACGCCACAGGTCTGCCAATGTAATTCTGCCAATAGCGCAACTGAGCATTGAACTGCGTCCAAGGCAGGTAAGACAGCGGATAGCGGCTGTTCCCCCAAAAGACGTTAATGTTCAGGATGTCGAGTGTTTGTGTGCTGTCTGGCAAACTGGCAAACGGAATAATCTCGCAATTACCAGCATACTGAAATTCTGCGGTTCCGTTAGTAAACGGGGTAGACGGAGGAAACACGCCACCTGTTAACGGATACTGCGGAGGATCATCACCTGTGGTTCCAGCCGTGGTCACCACATAGGTAAAGATGTTAGAGAAGATCAGGTCGTTCAGATTAACTGCGGTATTAGCAGCCCAGGCAACAGGAGTGCCGGTATAGCCTACTGGGGCTATGGGCGTTTGAGAAACCTGAAGTTTTCTGAGGCAACCCGTATCTCTGGCAACACGTTCTCGCCCTGAGTTAATGTAGTCAGTTAACTCAGAATCGGAATAGAAGTTTCCATTCGCATCGTGCAGAAGCCTTCTGACCTCCGTGATATACGAATTGAGAGTTGCCATTTAATATCCATATTTAAGCGGCTTTTTCGACTGTTCTCCCCCGCTGTGCTTTAGGCACAAGGGGGGTTACTGAGTCATCGCCAGGGGATAAAAAGCGATCTTGTTTCGGTTTGTCTTGGGTTATCTCAAACTTCTCCAACTTCTTGAGGGCATCTTCAATATCGTTGGTTGATATGCACAACCCAATTCTCACCATCGCAGGAACTTTATTTTCCTGCTCATAACCGAATAGGTGACGCGCAACGGCAACGTCCACTTCCACAGGTTCGTTTACAGGGAACTTGTAGGTTTTGTAAGCGTATTCGTCGATCAGAGGCTTCTCACCCCGATTGGTCACATATACAGTTGTCATAGCGTTACGATGTCACCATAAACAGTAATGTCGCAAGTTGCGCTCGATACCGCAGTACCCACCTTTACATACAGTGAGCCAGCCGAGTAAACCGTTGTAGCGGCAGCAGTTGCAAGAGCAACGTCTTGGAATGTGCTGCTGCTAGTAACGGAAGACAGGGTAACGGCATTACTGACAGCGTTGGAAGCATTACCATCGTTAGAAGTCAGGATGGTAATGTTCCCCGTTGCAATATTGCCGCTTGCGTTAGCAACCACAATCCTGCGAACAATGTAAGTGCTGCCACCTACCACTGGCAACTGGACAACTGCATTGCCGGTCGAACCCAAAGAAACCGAGGTCGCAGAAGCAAGGCCAAAGCTGCCAAAGCTGTCAGGATAGAGTGAGCCTACATGGTTTGCATTCATGTTGGCTCCTTAAGATGCGTAAGTGCTGCTGACGTTCTGACCACCATTGACGGTGAACAGAGTAATCGTCGGTGTACCGGACAACACGTTAGCACGGACGTTAGTACCGTCAGCGATAAACAAGCCACCAGTGTTGTTAGCAACTACAACACCCCAAGACGCATTGCTAATATTGCCGCTAGTGTCCTTGTTCAGTTCAATAGTGACGTTAGCTGTTGGCGTGATGTAATAAGTACCAGCCGGAAGAACAACAGTCGCATTACCGGCGGCATAAGCCGTGAAATAAGACGATGCTGCGTTGGTTGCCGATCCAGCAACCAGAATTTTATTTAAACCAAGTGCCATGACTATTTCTCCTTACAGTGTGAGAGAGTTGTAGCCCGTCACCTTGGTCATCGACTTCGGCTTGGTATTAACCAGTTCAGCGATTGTCAGCACTGCGCCAACGTAGCCGATCTGCCAGTTCGGGAGAGTCGATTCAAAGCCCGTGAACACAAACGAACCTTGCTCATGGATGTAGAGCGAGAGGTAGTTGCTGTTCAGGAAGTACACAGTACCTTCGGGGCAGTAGGGATCAGGATAGATGGGTACACCAGCAACCATCAGCGCACGGAATGCAGCCTGTGGGCCATTGGCATCACCGTCAAAACCGTTGCCTGGGGTAATCATGTACTGCTCTTGACCAACAAAGTCTTGCGCCAGCAGAGTCCAAGTACCAAAACCGCAAACACCAAAGCTAGGCACTTCAGCGCCATTCTTCACAGTACCGGAAATGTACTGAAGAATGTTTTGACGGGTTGGGTTAACCGAACCAGCGGCGTATTGCTTCGACTGCCACCAGGTGTAGGTCGAACGGTCGATGTTGCCGTAAGTGCCGGACGAGGACACAGCGGCTGGCAGACCGATGAACTGCTGAGTGTTAGTCGTGTTGTTGTACAGAGCCGTTGCCATCGCGTCCATCATGACGTTAGTCGCGTCGTTCATACGCGCTTCGATCAGAGGGATGATAGCTGCGTCTTGCTGAACTGCACCTTCCATCCCGAGGAACGGAACTGGAGCAATCATCAGCTTTAGGTTGAAGTCAGCGTTGTAAGCACCCTGCTGAACGGATGGTTGAGCGAACGAGCCGCTGTAATCCGACCACTGAGCATTTACAAACTGAGAACCCTGGACGGGAACAGTAACGGACGAAACACCACCAGAAGCCTGTTGCGAGTTAGCAATCAGAGCCGCCATCAGCGGTGTTGAGTTATAGAGTTGTACGACCAGCTTCGGAATAAACGCCCTACGGGTTACGTATGTAAGTTCCGTAAATTGCGTACTACCCGTTGCCGGAAGAATACCGCCACCAATAGGCATAGTTTATCTCCGAGTCAAAGAATCCCCTGTTTTACAAACCAATGGGTCGCGGATTTTTCCGCAACTCATTGAGTGCTTTTGATGCTTCATCCCGTGCGCCAGCAGTCGGGTTCTTCCAGTATTTCGACAGGTCGAACTTGTTGATAGCAGACGGGTTATAGCCGGTAGGTGTTGGGGCAGCGGATTGCTGCATCCAGCGCCAATATTCTGCGGCTACTTCGTGGTTAGTAATACCTTTGTCCAGCATCACTTTCTCCACTTCATCAATATCTTCGTCCTTGTCAATCAGACCTTTCGCCTTGAGTTTGTTACGACGGGAGTTCAACTCATCCATCGCATCTTTCTCGCGTAATCTGGCTTCCAGTTGCTCTACACGTTCATTTGCTTTTTGTACCGCTGAGTGTGTGTATTCCTCGATTTCCAATTCTGGAATAGGCATATCTGGTCTGATTTTCTTGGTCAGACGCAGCATATCCTTGCGAGTAGCAGGATTTTCAGCCAGTTGACGAGCCAGCATTGCTAGTTCGTCGCGGCTTTCAGGTGAAAGATCTTCTAGTGACATGGTATCCCCTTAGTTGTTTAGATAACGCGCTTACCGTCACCAGGCTTCTGAACTTGCATCTTGTTCTTGCTGCCGGTAGCAGATGGGTTCTTCAGACCACCAAACTCCGAAAAACGTGGAGTGTTAATCATCTGACCGTTCTGCTGGTTGTTGTCGGTTGGGCGGCGAGGTGCGGCTGCGCCACGAGGTTTAAAAAGATCCACAATAATCTCCTTACATAGGTTGAGGGGTTGCGCCTGGCATAGGCATACCAGGTATTGCTGGCGCTGCTGCCAATGATTTACCTTCCGGCGTTGCGCCACCCGCCTGTGGAAGTGCTTGTAACATCTGAAGGATCTCAGATTGCTTGAGTTCGTTGACGGAATCTTTTTTGCCGCCGATCACGCCGGTCAAAGTACGCAGCGCAGCCAAGACCTTTTGGCCTTCAGGCGATGCACTGCCGATTGCGGGAAGTGATTGTTCAATGAGATCGATTGCCAAACCAAGGTTGACCAGTGCGCCTTCCTTGTTACCCATTTTGGGTTCTGGCGTAGACATCGGGGCAGACATTGGCGGGGTCTGGTCGGTAGCGGAGGCTTCTGAAGCCATAGGCGATGGTTGTTCCGCGCCGCGCTGCGACTTCATCATTTCCATTAACTTATCCGGTGGTACGCTCATAATAGCCCCGATAGAATTTTGCGATAGGAATACTCGCAACCATAAATTTTGTCAATAGGTGGGGGCGTATATTTAATTTCCCCGCCCCGCCAGGGAGTAATCCTCACGGATTACTTGCGTGCCTTACGGCCTTTGCGTGCTTTGCGTGCCATGATGGTATCTCCAAATAGCAGCGGCCAACTTAGAGGGAAGTCAGCCAAACCCTTTCCCTGGACGGGGAAACTATTAACGACGGGTCTTACGACCACGCTTCATCTTCTTGTACATAGCTTTCTCCTAGTCTCATCCCCTAACGGTTCGTCCGTAAGTCCTCATGCTGGGGCTACGGTCAAAATTCTTTATGCCTTGAACTTTGTATTGCAAGTCAGGGCTTCGCGGCGAATCTTTCATCGGCTGGTTTGTACCAGCGCGAGGTTGATCTGCTTTGGGTCTAATGTCACCTCTAGCCATTATTCACCTACCGCTTTCAAGTCAGGTTTGCCTTCCGGTTTTTGTTGCGGTTGTTGCGGTTGCATCATTTGCTGCTGCGCTTGCTTTTCCTCATTGCGCTTCAGTTTCTCTTTTAACAACTGCTTCATCGGAGGTTCAAGCAAATCTATCAAAGACTCTTTGTCGATAGCCCCAGCCTTAAACATATTGAAGGCTAACTGACGCAGGTCTTCGGTGAAGATGGGGCTGTTGGAGTGAGCGTCCACTTTCACCACATAGTTCTTTGTAAACTGTTCTGGGATAAATTTCAAGCCTTCTGAATCTACTAGCTTGGTATTGTCGTAAGCCTGAATTGCTTTCAAGAACAAGGTGGAAACTTTTTCCAGACTATCTTCAATGATGAGGGCGCGTTTTTTCGCTCTGGATGCGCCAAGTCGGGCAAGCTGGCTGGCGTGTCCTTGGCTGCGAACGCCGGTTTCGCCTCTGCCTGAGAGGACGCTTGTAATACCTGACGCTTCCGCGAACATCTGATCCACTTCACGGATCACCTCAAAAAGATCGCCTGGCATTTGCGGAGCCAGCTTTTCTACTTTGGCATTGGGCATATCCGTTGCCAGCAGACCACCCGCACGGTTCAAAGCAAAGTTCTTTTCATCCAAGATGCCGGTAAAGCCAATCATGGCTGTTGGCGGCGCGACCTGCTTAGAGAGCAGATCCAAGATTTCTTCCATGCGCTTGTTCCGCAGGGTTTGCAAGAACACTAGGCGCTGAACTTCACTCTGACCCCAATAATAGTCATACATGGGGTTAGGGCAAAGCTGAACAAATGGCAACTCACCTTTCAGGAATACTTGCTCACCTGGGCGGTCATAGATGATGACATCTGGTTCTGCAATGGTAACTACTTGATAGTCCAGTATGTCATCGTTCCAAACCCACAATTCCGTCATCTCTACGGTGTCTTCAGAGACTCGCGCCTTGTAGCGGTTCATGCCGGAGAGATCCAGATTGACTGTACCCACCATTGTCGGATTGCTCTGCGACATAATGATGCGGTCAATACCTTCGGGAATATCTATCTGCTGCGGCTGATAGGATGAAGTCACTCTTTTGACGATGCTGTCGCGCTTGGGATGCGAGTACAGACGGGCATAGAGTTCGGACTTGGTGATGTAATACTTTTGAGCAATAGCTTCTTGGCGGTCAGTGTACGGCACATCTTCTCGCAAAACGCCCATTGCAGCCGGTTCCACCATGTACGGATGGATGCCGTTATTAACGATGAGTTTGAGATAGGTAGTTCCGTAGGCCAGCGCCCATGTCAGGGCGGTAGAGAAGACTTGATCGCAGTTACTGTTTAGCCATTCGTCGTTCAGCTTGTTCGTCAACGTGGGGATCTTGCGATGCTCCATTGGGTTGACTTCAGCGCCGACATTGATGGTAAAGCGTGTCGTTTCTGCTGAGTAGAGAAATGACGTTAACTGGTCAATGTGCGGGAAAATCTTGTTAAAAAGCGCCGGTGATTCTTCCGGCGCTGCACCAAACAAATAGTAAGAACGGAGTGCGGCGTAATCAGCCTTGCGTTCTTCCCGCGACACAAAGCACTTCTGGATCAATTCCAGATAGAACTGCTCGCGGTGTACTGGGTCGCTAGGTATCCGCATTGGGGTTTATTTGTAGGTTGTCATGGTCTGCTATATAACTCGCAGTCTTAGGGGCTGTCAAGTTGCCAAGGGATTTTGGATTGATACCCACAGGCTCCCCGTTAATAGAGTTATAACCGTTGCCTTTCACCAGGCTATCTAGCTGCCAGCGACCACCGGCAGTATTGCCCCACATCACTGCATCACCAGGTCTGGCTTCACGGGGAATCTCTTTATCGGTTTTGTTATTGCGCGTCATGTAACCGGATTGGCTCTCGCCCTCACGAACCGACTTGATGTCCGTCATGTCAAAGTCCATAGCCAGTTGTTTTAGGGTTTTGTCGTTATGTTTGGTTTTGTCCGACTTCAAACCCACCGGCTGCAAGAAGACCAAAGCGACCTCTTCATCGCATTGTTTCATGGGGCATTTCGCCTCAAACGATTCAAAGTACCCGTGATTAGGACACTTATAATCATGTAATACTGCCATAATCAAATCCCCTTCAATTTATCATCAAGTGAATAACCAGAATAATCAAGCCTATTCTTAATGCCAATGTCCAGCTTAATCTCGCCACCTTTGACCGTAAGTCCATAGCCTTTGACCATCCTCATCTTTGGCGCTTTACGCCATTCGATCCATTTCTTGCCGTAGCGTTCCATCACGGCAATATGCCCATCCCGCCAAGCATCGTATCCCTTGGATACCCGCCGCTGGACGTGTTCCGTCATTGGGTACTTTTCTTCCATAAAAACATATTGCAGCGTTCGCTTTTCCACGCCGCAGAGTTCTGCAAACAACTCTATCGAGATACCCCGCTTTTTATCCGCAAGAAATGCTTTAATAATGCGGAGCAGTTCTTTCTTTGGAATAACGTCAATCAAATTGAAACTCCAGATAAACAGGGCGGCTAGGATGTTGGGCAATAAAGTTATTGCTGCACTGCTGGATCTTGTAGCCCAACGATTCCACTGCGCCTAACAAAGCCGACAACCTCGGCATAAACCACTGCTTCCAAGTCCAGCATTCAAAGATTAACGGAGGAAAGTTATTGTTGCTCAAAGTGAACAAGCCACCAGCAATGACCGCCAACTCCAAACCTTCCACATCGACTTTAATAAGTCCAACTGGCGGCAAGTGACAAGTATCCAAAGGACGAATGTAGATCTCAGCTTCCTCGCCTTGGGTAATGACTTCGTACTCAGTCTCCCGCACTTGCTTGTCCAAAGAGAACGCGCCCACGTTGACCTCAGTGCTGTAATCAGGAACCGTAATCTTCAGATGCTCAGTGCGTTCGGCAAAGCCATAGTCATAGGCAACCACGTTAGTCAGCTTGTTCAACTTGATGTTCTCTGAGAGCAAGTCAAATATCTTAGGCTGCACTTCATACGCATAGAACTGCCGATGAGTAAACTGGTTAGCCAGGGGAATAACAAATGTTCCGATGTTTGCACCAATGTCCAAGATGCAGCCAGGATTGTGTTCAATCAGATTAGCGGCAATCTGCACGACTTCTGGCTCATATTCTCCGTTTGCTAGCAAATGCTTGGCAATCAAGTCATGCTCACTTGCTACTTGATACTTCAAACCTTGTTTGCCTTCTATCACTGCTGACCCCCGTAAATCCCAATACGCTTTAAATAATCCGACACGTTCCTGCCGACAGCCACCTGTTCCGGTGTCATCTCATCGGTTTTGCGGGAAACTTCTCTAGTCACCTTCTGAGCAATCAGGCGAGGCTGTATCTGCTCTGCATAAGCAGCGCAAGCCAAGGCTGCGGCAATCACCCGATCATCTTTGTTACGACCGCTGGCCTCGATACTGCCGCCATCACGCACAATGGTCTTCATCTCATCGATCAAGTCAACGGAATAAATTGCCATCATGCCGCGCTCAAAGTAATCTTTCATGTAGGACAACATACGTTCTTTGGTTGCAGAAGTAGTCAACCAACCAATGCTGTTAGAGATGCCGCCTAAGGTATCGTTACGCCGCCAGATGTAGTTACTCATGCTACCCAGTACGTTCATCAGGTCGTAGCCCATCTGACCAGCGAGGGCAGAAGCCTGGCGTTTCAAGTTACGCAGTTCGTTAATGACCGCTTGACCAGGGCCATTGACTTCGAGGTTAAGGGTTGAGTTCTTGTAAGCACCTGCTAGGTGGGCAATGACCCACGCGAACTGGTAGGTGTTCATTTCAGAAGTCGCAAACTCCGCAACCTGCTCCATACCGTCAGCGTAGCAACGGAACACTTGTATGCAGAAACGATCAGCCCAATCAGAACTGCCATAAGCAGGATCTGCACCAATGACGTAATAAGCCGTATCAACGGGTTCCTCCCACACCTTCAAGGTTGCCAGACGTTCTGTGGACTTCAGCACATCGGTGTCTACAAAGTTTGCGCCCATACCGTAGCGGTAGTAATCGCAGCCAATCTTCTTGGCTATCTTCATCATGTCCGTACAACGGGCGTTAGAGAAGAAGCTAGTACCCGTCATGATGAACGCATAGTCTTCAGTCGGCGGGAACTCCTGATACATCAAGGCATCGTCCTTAATGCCTTCATGTAGCTTCCAGCGCCACCAGGCCATCTGTCTGCTGTTGATCTCTACGTTGTAGAGTTTCTTAATATCCCGTGTCCATTCCTTCTCCTCTGGAGTCAGCTTGCCATCCCAGTAGACTTTGTAGATCTGAGAGTCAGCATCGACGGAGTAGAACTGGTTACGCCACCAGCCGCAGAAGATAGCCCGTTGGGTTTTGGCTTTCTTGGCAGTGACGTACATATCATGGAACATATTAAATCCACGGGCGGTGGATTCAAAGATGTACAGACGGTTGGGGTTAGTCTCTGCGAGAGAGGCCAGCAGTGAGGCTAGACCTTCTTCATCGCCCCACGACGATGTTTCAGTTCCGTGTAGAAACGTGATGGCCTTACCGCGACCAAGGCTACCTTTAGCCCTGAGTCCAGCGACTTGATAAAAGAGGCGGCTGCGATTCTTGAGTTGAAGCTGATTCCGGTTGTGGGCAATAAGCGGAATTCGCCACTCTTTTGGTAAACCTTCCATGTACATGGAGAGGGTTGACCGGAACATATCTCGGTTTTCTTCTGTGTCTGTGGTGAGCGTGCCTTGGAGTCCATTGTGTATAAAGTGCCAGTAAAGGTCGAGGGCAAGGGAGATAGTGGTGATACCCAACTGCCGCCCCTTCAAGATTACAAAGAAGTGGATGTCTTGCTGCAAGCCCTGGGATATTTCATCCATCACATAGGTCTGCGTGCCAAGCAGCGTATCCATCTTCTTCAAGCCCTGCTCTTTAGTCTCAATCTTGAGTTGGGAGCAGAACTTGTAAAACTGCGCGAGATTAAATTTCATAACTTCCTTGAACGGATCAGTCGGCACTTCTCTTTGTCGGCATAGCTAAAGTCAGGACTGATCTCAGCCACCGAACAATTCAACTCAGCCTTAGGTCTGGCTTCTATTGTCAGCACTGCCATGTAGATACACAACAGACCTACTATGGATACATAGATGTAAATTAAAAGGTGTTTCATTTGCCTGGCTTATCTTCAAAGACAACTTCACCTTTAGGGCTGACTAACTTATCGTCCTTCCAGGACGGAGCGCCTTTAGCCGCCCACTGAGATTCGGAACTGAAAGATTCGTGGTACGGAGTCTTCCAGTAATCAGGGTAGTGCAGTGTGCCGGTAGCAGGGTTAATGCCGGAGGCTGCTTTAGGATCTTTCTTCATTAAGGCGGCGTAGAAGCCGCGCATATCGTAGTCAGGGTATTTGTCTTTAGGATTGAACGGAACCTTGTTCTTTGCCACCCACTCGGCAAATGCCTTCTCTTGTTCTGCTGGCAGGGTAGTGACCTTCCAATTCGGTTTGGCGTATTGCAGGTTACGCTTTAACAAAGCCTCGCGCATCTTCTGGTACTTCTGCGCTTCCATCAAATCCATAACTTCTTTATCGCTTGGCATTCCTTCTCTCCTTATCAAATGCCTCTAAGTTCCATTCAGAGATACGCCGCCTGGCTTCAGGGTTCTTAGCCACCTTCAAGAGTTCTTTTGCCAAAACAGGGCTGTAACGGGTCTTCCATTCCGCAACCAAGTTACGCTTGTCATCAGGACGAATGGCTCTGATAGCACGACGCATCTCATCCCGCAAGATCCGGCGTGAGAGCAACAATTCCTCCTGATACCTGTCTTCAGGCGTAGGTGTGGGCATCCACGACCTTCTTCATGCGCGACAACTCCGACAAACACTCTGCCAAGAGGCCAGCAGAACGGGCTTGCTGCCGCCGCAACTCCATAATCAACTCAGCATGGTTCATGCGACGTACCGCATCCCAGTAATCATCCTGCGCCATGTCCATATAGTCATCATGCAAATGCACAACCTTACTCATGTCATCCTCCATACCCTTATCCCATCCCCTTCCTTCCTAGCCGTAAACCGCCTGGCAAGGCGCTTACCCGCCCTCCAGTTCGCGTTCAACACCACCTGCATACTCACACCCACCAAAAAGAAGCTGTCACCGACCTCCATATCCTCATGCGGATACTTCCGAACAACCTTCTCCGATGGCAGAGCCACCCCCCTCTCCACCCTAATCCCCATAACTACTCCTGTCTGCATATACTGTCCTCCCGTCATAATCATGATAGGACAAAAAAGAACCCCGCACAAGGGCGGGGCTAAACGTTGCTCTCGCTTCAGAGAGCCAGCAATGGTGCTGTGACAACAGCATACAACAAAAGTAGAAAAATTTTATGGGGGGAGTTGGTTGGGGGGCGCGCCACTCCACCCCCACCTCGACCATCGACTTGCCAAACTTGCACATATCAACCTGGCATCACTGCCATAGATGTCCAAATGCTACCGATTCCCTATTGATTGACTGTCATACCATGCCGAATCAGGCATCACGCGAGCGTATACGCAACGCATCAGGCATTACAAAGCACTGACACCGCTGAATGGCCCATTGCTACCAGGAATTGTTAAATCGCGGGAGGGCGGGATTTAACAGTGCTCTGACCCCAATTTCTTACTTACTTACGCTTAATCATATATTATTACCAGTATATTAAGTATATAGAATGATATGTATTTATAGAATGATATGTGTATACATATATATATAGATATAGTTAAATACTATCGACAATTAAAACTATATAGGAAAATATTCCTTGCAATAATAATCTAATAGTCTAATATACTATTCATGCAGCTAATTCGCTGCGACATTCGAGAGAGATTAGACATGAAAGATTCAACCATACTCGGCCTTAGTTCAGTCGCATTCAATGTTCTGGCAATTTGGGCTGTCATCATCAATGCGCCTACAAGCGGCTGCGCGGCACTGGCATTATTCGGCGCTGGTTTGCTCGGCCTGGCCTTCTATAACCTGGCAAACGATAACTAAGCTTTTCCTACATTAGACCGGAGATTAGACAAATGAATATCTATCAGGAAATAACCGATTCAATCATTGCAGAACTCGAAAAAGGCGCTGCTCCCTGGGTAAAGCCATGGAATGCTCCCGCTGGAGCCGATAAGAACATTGTGTCGCAAAAGCCGTATCGCGGTATCAATCGCCTATTGCTAGCAATGGTAGGCGGCATTAAAGGCTACTCGAATCCGGCTTGGGGAACCTATAAGCAATGGGAACAGCTAGGCGGACAAGTCCGCAAAGGCGAAAAAGCCGCCAAAATCGTATTTTGGTCTAAAGCTACCAGTACAGACAATCTAACCGGCGAGAGCAAAGAATACGCATTTGCCAAAGCGTACTTTGTCTTCAATGTCGAGCAAGTCGAGGGCATTGACATTATCGTTTCCGAAGATAAGCAAAACGACAATGCAAAGATTCAGAATTGCGAAGCCACTATCCAGGCCACCGAAGCGAAAATCATCCATGGCGGCGATACCGCTTGCTTTATCCCTAGTTCTGACATTATCAGAATGCCTGAAATTGGGACTTTCCAGTCTTCAGAGCATTACTATGCTACTGCTTTCCATGAATTAACACATTGGACTAGCGAGAAAACTAGGTGTGACCGTGACATTTCAAAGGGTAGATTCGGCAATCCTGATTATGCTTTCGAGGAACTGGTAGCAGAACTAGGGGCCGCTTTCCTATGTTCAACGCATGGTATTGCCGGTGACTTGCGCCATGCCGGTTATATCGAATCATGGCTCAAAGCACTGAAAAACGATAACAAGGCCATATTCAAGGCATCAGGCCTGGCACAATCTGCCGCCGATTATGTTCTGAATTGCAAGGTATCAGAGGAAACAGAATTGCTTGCGGCTTAATGCAATACCGGCCTGGCGGTTCCAGGCATTCCACTTTCGGAGATTAGACAATGAGTATCTTAACGAATCCAGTTACAGAAGCATTTTGCGAAAAGCATGAATTGTATGAATACGGCATTTATATCCTTGTGACTATGCCGAATGGTTATCAATTTGTCACGAATGATTCTGATGTAGCAAATAAGTTTCTATCGGAGCATGGCGCGAAAACAGAGCATATAACCGAATTCGGCATTTAACCTGGAGATAACACAATGACAATCCTTCAATATATCGCTGGTATCTTCACGGCCTTTTTCATTTACGTTTTTCTTTACGTTTTGCTGTCGTTTTAAGCCGTTTTTTACCAGGCCGGTACTTTCCTACTATCGGCCTATTTTTCCGGCTTATAAGCCGTTTTAATCAATTCTAGGGGATGTTATGAATCAAGATAATGACAAGCTGTTACCAGTGGCTACCTGGCAAACCAGGAATCGCGGAGACAATGATAGGGAATATGAAATATATCTGGCTTGCGCTAATGACGGAAAAGGCGGAGACATTACCAGGAACGGCAAACCGCTAAAAACCTATGATGAGTGGCTAGCCAGCTAAAGCCGTTTTAAGCCGTTACAGGCCGCTGATGGTATCTTTCCATCTCCGGCCTTTTTTGCGGCCTTCCAGACCCTTTAAAACACGTTTAAACCGCATTGCCACCAGGAGGATGAGCTATGAACCACAAACACAAGTTATCTGTAGTCGATTTTTCTCCCACGCGCGCGCGTCAGCAAGAAGGCGAAGCTGGCAGCAAAACCGTTAAACCCACGCCTGACCCAAAGCCGACTAGCATTCTGGATGCCAGGTTTAACTACACCAGTGCGTCAGCAACTGATCTCCGAGCCAAGTTCAAAGCGATGGGATTCAAAACCCCAAAACCCAAGAAACCCCAATTCGGAAAGTAACTGCTTAATTTTTAAGCAGCCTAATATATGTTTTTATATGGGAGAAAAAATATAAAAGAGACGATAATACTACGCAGTAGTATTAAGGCATAACTACATATAGTGGTACTAATACAGAATCCTACTATATTCTATATAACCAAGAATCGTGCCAGGTATAGTTATCCACAGAGTTATCCACAGACATTTTGATAACTATTGATTCTGTGAAATCCATAGTAATTATTCATTGGAAATAGTTTGACGTTGTAGTAATGTTGTTACCGTGCAATTTCGCACGAGTTGTAAACTTATTCGACCCTGACTTGTAACTTAAAAGGGAAGATTAGAAACCGAAAGGGGATTCGTATGGCCTACCTTAAAGACATAAAACTCTGTATTGATTGCGAGTTTTTTGGCACACCACAAGGGCAGCGTGATCGTTGCCTACAACCTTCCAGAACGATAATTCATCCCGTTGATGGACAGGAACTCTACCCACTGGCATTTACTGAGCGCACAGGCATCTCTGACGATTCCTGCGGCAGTAAAGCACAGTATTTCATCTTGAATTACGAAGCTGCCATAGAGCGCGAGAAACGCCGCCAAGAGTTTGAGGAGGCTATGCGCGATGCCCCGTCAATCTAAATTACCTGAAGGGATGAAGTCTCAGGACGATCTCCAGCGCGTTATAGACCGTCTGACAGCCGTTCTTGAGGATGAATGCGGGGATAACCTGGGAGCCTGGGGAGCTGTGACTATGGTGCTGCTGACGATCATCTGTGACATTGCTCACGCCGATATTCAGGAAGTCGCAGATTCCCTAAAGAACATCCAGAAAGGCAGGTTGCAATGAAATACATCGGCAAAGCTATTGCAGCCGTAGGTTTCTGCGCGATAGGAATGTGGGGTTATACGGTTGATATAGAGCATTCTGGGTGGCTAATCTTTGTTGCCATTCTGTGCATCCTTTAGGGGAATTACATGAAGAAAGCAATTATTTTTGGGGTTTTGCTAGCAAACCTGAATTTTTGTTATGCCGATGAATGGTGGGAAACCCCGACAACTACTGGCGGGAAAATCATTCTGACTACCCAAGTCGCTGAATGGTGTCCTAAAGGTTTCTACATTGGCTACATAGAGACATCAAAGCAGGACGCAATCTATGGCTGTTGGACTACTAGCAATGATCGTATTCATTTGAAGTTTAAAGATACCGTCAAGGTCTACGACAAAGAAGGCTGGACTTACAAAACCGATGGTAAAAAATAACTGGAGAAAATAATGACAAGTCCTAATCAATCTGATTTTGCACCCGAAGTCCGGCGCTCTGCCTGGTGGTCAGGTGACAGCCGTAAAGCCGCCAATGGCAAGGCAGCAGACGTTATCCTAGAAAAGCAGGGCAAGAAGGACATACCTGATCTATCTGGCATTGAGGAAGTCCAGATGGGTAAAGTGATGGAACCTACCATTGCCAGACTGTTTCAAGACAAACACCGGATAGAACTCAAGGACGCAGACTATGCACTGTCACATCCCACTGAGCCGTGGCTACGCTCTCACTTTGACTACATCAGTGCAGATGGACGCACACTCGTTGAATGCAAGAATTACAACATGGGCGTTATGTCTAAGTTCGACGAAGACACAAACCTGGTTCCTGCTGCTGATCTGGCGCAACTTATTCACGAAGCAGCGGTACATAACGTTCAGTCGGTATACCTTGCGGTCTTGTTTGGAGGACAGAAGTTCCGTACCTACCATTTCACCATCACCCAAGAGATGAAAGATGAGTTGATTCAGGAGATGGCGAAGTTTTGGTCTTATGTCGCTACCAACACCACACCAGAACCCGACAGCCTGGACGCAGCCAAGATCATCTACCCAACAGATAACGGACAAACCCTGACCGCTACTGAATCCGTAGAGAAAGCCTGTGCAATCCTGCGCGAATACAAAACCCGCATAAATCAACTGGAGTCTGAGTCTGAGCAGATAGAACTAGCCATCCGTAATTTCATGGCAGACAAAGCCAATTTGATTGATCTGGGCGGCAAGGTACTGGCTACCTGGAAGTCTGCCAAGTCATCCCACAAGTTTGATGCAAAGCTGTTCCAGCAAGCCATGCCTGACATCTATGAGAAGTTCGTTGTTGAGATGCCAGGTAGCCGTAGGTTTTTGCTGAAGTGAGGTATCCATGCACATATTGAACAAGCAAGAAGATGTTTCGTTATATCCGTACATAGAGGGGTCTGTTACTTACAGCTACGACATTTGCCCTACTTGCTATCAACACACAAGCAAAATGGCATCTGGTGAACCGCGTTGTCAGGCCACTGTATTAACTAAAAGAAGTTGCATAAATGTTGGTGCAGAGCGTTTTTATGGAATTTTTTATTTTTACGCCCAATGTCATTGCAAGGCATCTGAGCAAGTAAATGATGTTTGGTATTGCGGCATTCATTCTAAGAAGCACAAAACAGGAGATGAGAAATGAGTAACTTAGTACCTGTTCAAGATATTGAGCGCATGGCATTAGCCGTTGCCAAGTCCGGCCTATTCGGAGTCAAGACCGCCGATGAAGCTATGGCATTGATGCTGATAGCACAGGCAGAAGGGCAGCATCCTGCTATTGCTGCGCGTGACTATCACATTATCCAAGGCAGACCGGCACTGAAAGCTGACGCAATGCTGGCGCGTTTCCAGGCGGCTGGCGGCAAAGTGGAATGGAAGGAGTACACAGATGAATGTGTGGCTGGCCTGTTTAGTCATCCTAGCGGTGGCAGCATCACTGTTAGATGGACAATATCGCAAGCGCAACAAATTGGACTCGTTAAGCCTGGAAGCGGGTGGCATAAATACCCTAGAGCCATGCTCCGTTCGCGTTGCATTTCAGAAGGAATACGCGCTGTCTATCCAGGCTGCGTCGTTGGAACGTACTCCGTTGAGGAAGTCCAAGACTTTGACGATAAGCCGACAAAGGCTGAATCACCTAAGGTCAAAGATATGGGAGCCGCAGAGATCGTTGAGGAGATCAAACAGGCCAAGGAAGTAGGTGAGGGTTTTTTGCCGCTTTACATTCCAGGTCAGGAGGAGCCATACGATACAGCGGAGAGTTTGTCCGCTTGGGAGACATCCTTCTACGCAATGATAAATCGCGTCAAGGCAGGAAAGATGGATGACAAGACCAAAGCCGACAAGCTGAAGGCATTTAAAAAGGCCAATCAGCAGATCATCGACACCATGGGCAATGAAAGCAAATTAGCCGTATTAGAAGCCGTAAACACATTGGAGATCAAATGAAGACACATAACTCTGAGCCTGGTAAAGGCGTACTGTTCCAGAATGACAAGAAGACATCCCCAAGTCAACCTGACTACAAGGGCATGATTACCTTGGATCGTGACTTTAAAGCCGGTGAGCAGGTCAAGATTGCCGCCTGGAAGAAGGCCACAAGGGTAGGTGAACTCATCTCTATGGCGCAGGATAACTGGGTTCCTGATCCTAACTGGAAGGCTAACCGTCCAGCACCAGAAGCCACACTCAAGAAGCCAAATGAGTTCAATCCATTTAAAGATGATGAAGTGCCGTTCTGATGGCTAAGTCTAGTCCTACACAACGAAGTCTTGAGTATCTGCGGGAGCAGGGCTATTTCTGCGCGATAGTGGAGAAGTGGAATAGCTTTACCAAGCAGCGACAGGACTTGTGGGGCTGGTGCGACATCCTGGCTATTCGCAAGAACGAAGTGTTAGCGGTTCAAGTGACTAGCACAGGTGTCGCAGAACGGATTAAGAAGATTCAGGATTCACCCACGGTTGCGTTTGTCCGAGATGCCGGTATCAGAATTGAAGTACACGGATGGCGCAAGAATACTAAAGGCAGATACGTTTTGAGAGTGGAGGATATTTCATGAATGCAGCAACATTAGACAACTCAGATCGCTTGCAGAGAGTTTTTAAACTGCTTTCCAAAGGCGGGGAATACACCACACTAGAGATCATCCAGAAGGCTGGTGTCTGTGCGGTCAACAGCATTATCAGTGAACTGCGGGCTAACGGCTATGACATTAGCTGCCAGCGTCGTGCTAACAAATGGTTTTATAGGATGAAGAAATGACTAAACTTTTTATCTCTACCCCGATGTATGGAGGTCAATGCTTTGGCTTCTATACACAATCCCTGCTGCAACTGAATAACATTCTGCGGGATAACAACATCACCAGCATGATGTCGTTCATGTTCAATGAAAGCCTGATTACCCGTGCCAGGAACGCAATGGCACACCAGTTCCTAAAGACTGACTGCACTCACCTGTTCTTTATTGATGCTGACATCCGGTTCCACGCTCCTGACGTTCTCAAGATGATTGAGGCCGACAAGGACATTATCTGCGGCATCTATCCCAAGAAAGAGATCAACTGGGGCAGCGTCAAGAGGGCTATGGATTCTGGCGTTGCTAACGACGAACTGAAGTGGCATACCGGCAGTTTCGTAGTTAACCTGGTGGGCTACGCTGGCGAGGTTACTGTGCCGGTTAATGAGCCTGTGGAGATCTGGAATGGCGGTACAGGCTTCATGCTGATTAAGCGGGAAGTGTTTGAGAAGTTAGCTGACTTGGTTCCGTCCTACACCAATGATGTCACCGACTTGTCTGGCAACATCAAGAACGATGAGATCAAAGAATACTTTACTACCAGTATTGAACCAGGAACGAACCGTCTGCTGTCGGAGGATTACCACTTTTGCCGCATTTGGCGAGAAGCCGGTGGGCAAATCTTTGCTGCTCCCTGGGCGCATTTAGCGCACGTTGGCAGCTATGTCTTTGAAGGCGCTTTACTTGCCACACCCTAAGGAGGAAACATGGCTGAAATGAGAGAAATGCTCCCGCAAAATGACTTGCTGGACATCTTGAAAGACGAACTAGATCTGAAGAATGATGCTGCTCTGGCAGAGGAATTAGGTGTGCCGCCGCCGGTATTGAGCAAAATCCGGCACGGCAAGCTGGCAATTAACGCGAACCATATCCTGAAGATCTACGACGCTTCTGGCTGGAGTATTGAGAAGATCAGAGGCTACCTGCCAGGTAGTTCGGTGGAAGGATGATCCTTGACCTTCTCGCGGGGATGCTTATTGGGATGGGGCTGATGCTGTTTATCGTGTTGTTTTTCGCTTGGCGGTTTTTGCACTCTGAGTAAATGCCCTAGCCGTGGGAGCGCCCTTGCTCCCTGGCTTTCGCATCTTCTCTCCAGAACCCTTGCGGATACGTTCACGCTTGGCATGAATGTTTGCATATAGACCATCACTCATCTGCACCCCCAACGTTTTCTAGCGGCCTTGCCGCGCTCTCCCTTCCAATTCTTGCTACGCGCACAAAAAGACTTGTGGCGAGGATTGGAAGAATCTTTAGTCGGCGCTTTGAGTTTGCTACCAGTAGCACGGTTATGCTTGGCACGGCCTTTAGCAGTCAGGCCAGCACCCTGTGAGGCTGGTAGCTTCTCTCCCCTGCCGACGGATAACTTGACGTTCTTAGGCAATTTTCGCTCCCTGCTGAAGCTGCGCTAATGTCAATCCCCCTGTGTACTGGAAGTGCGGATACTCCTTAAACCGCTTCCAATCACCTGCCCATTCTAATCCTGTTGCTTTTCCCAACGCGCCAATCTTCTGCCAAACATCGTCTTTGACATCCCACCTGGGCTTACCAGCGACAATAGGAACAACATCAACAGCGCACCGGAAATTGTGAAACGATTGACCAGCCTTTGCGTTAGTGACGATCTTCCCTGGCGCTGTCCTTCCCTGCGCGTATAAGGCATTCTGGCTCTCATGATCCCTATAAGTGCTGGTGACTAGCAGATCAATATTAGCCGCATCTGCCGCCTTAATAAACGCCTCAACACGGGATTTAACTTGCGGCAGCAGGTCATCTAAGCTGCGCGAGTTAATCATCCCTTGGTAGTCATACCGATCAAACCAGCAATCCCCAGGCCAACTGTGACGATGTGTTCAGCCATTGCCGGAGCAATAGGCACACCGATAGCAGTCAGAAAGAGGATAGCGCCACGCCAAGTGGACGGTTCTTTTGCACGGTCAAGAATGTACTGTTTCATGATTCACCTCACTTAATTTGCTGTGCTGTCATGATGATGGATGGAATGGCAGGATGAGCAAATGGGCTAGTTGCTGACGCTTCTGCCAAAAATTCAACATTGGCATTGTCTGACGCATAAACCATTTCAACATACTGTCCTGCCGCAACAGACACAATAAAGTTCCAAGCGGCAACCTGGTATGGACTGCTACTAGCAATGGTTATCTTTGTATCTGAATTGGCAATATCTGCGCCATTTAGTCGGAACCAAATGTTTATTGTGCTGCCAGATCCACCGCCGCCCTGGTGATGCGCTTGGGCAGAAAACTGGATGTTATAGGTTCCAGCATTGGCAAATGTCATGCGTGACTTTTTGCCGCTAGTTCCTAGTTCCATTGTTACGCCATCATTGTCTGCTGTATTTTCGCAGTACAAAAGCGTTGGAGTATTTACGCCATCGGACTGCGTTGTAGAACTGTAAAACGATCCGTACTTACCCGCAAATGTGGTTGTGTTGTTAATCGTTAAGCCGCCAGCAGTCCGTAACATTACTGTCCATCCCCCGACACAATCGTGACAACAGCAGTGCTGCTGGCAGTTGCACCAGTAAAGTATTGGTTAGCGTTCAGGGTAAAGACTTCCACCGAATTGGGCATCAAGGTCAGCGTAGATCCTGTGACCGTCGTGTTTGCCATTGTGGTCGCGGCACTAGCAGTCGGGCCAAAACCAAGGTAAACCACCACAGCGCCTTGATTGTGAATCCGGTACTGTGTTGCGCCAATAATGGTCGATGTTGCCTGAACGGGCGTAGGCGGGGATACGGCAGCGGTAAACGTTACCGTGTTCCCCATTGGGCTAAAGGCCATGATACCCATTAGTACACCTTCTTGCCGCCGCCTGAAGTCGGGCTTTGCTTGCTGTTGTAGCTGTCATCAAAGCAGAATACAGAACGGAAGCCACCCATAGGCACTTGACCTGGTTGCCATTTCTGGAACCGTTCGGTAGCGTCAGCCGGTTTCTGTGGACGAACAGCCTTGGCGTATTTCTGGCTCCAGTTCAGTTCTTCAGCGCCAGGCACTTTACTCTTGTATGTCAGATCTTTCGGGTCGCGCATTTTTAGTCCTTTCCATCTTTATTAAAAGGTAGCTGAACAGAGCGAACACCGCCATTGCCACCAATCTTTCCCACATTAAACCCCACATTGTCCAACACGTTACCGCGAAGTTCAGGAGTAGGGCAAAAATCACCAGCAATCTCTCGCTGATGACGTTCAAAGCTAACCGTACCAGTTGAATAGCATCCATACAAGTATCCCCTTTTAAAATGGATACTCATATAATACTACTCATCATCATCAATAGCAAAACCAGCGCCCCAATCATCATCGGAAATTCTGGCTTTTAGTTGCTCAAGTTTTAACGCTCTATCCAGAATCTTGGTTTTGTCCGTCAAACTTGCCATCGGGTCACTCATCGTAGCCTTTAGCAAATCTGAAATAGCCTTTTCCAGATCTGGATTTATCCCCTTAGTTTTCTTGCTCATCGTTTCCCAGGTTCCATAGAAGTCGGCTGTCCTGCGCCTGTAATTACATTGTATGCACGGCGGGTTCCTGGCGCACCATAAGTAATAATGATGTTTTTCAGCGTTCTGCCAAAAAAGGTTAACTTTTGCTGCTCCGGCAAAGTTGAGGTAGCAATAGCATTTAGCTGCTGACTAATCTCGTTAATCTTGTCAGGAGACATCAGGCCAGTTCTAGCCAGGGAATCTTTCAGGCTGGTCTGCCAGAATCTCTCTGCGCCAAAAATGCTCTGAGAAGCCTTGTCTGCCATCACTTGCCGAACCGCCGATTCCAACACCTGCTGTCCTTTTGGTGATGCGGCAATAGCAGGAGCAATACGATCCCACAACGTCCTGTCACCGGACAAGATTATTGAGGAAACTTGGGCTGCGGGTTCTTTTGTGCCAAGGATTCTTTCTGCGTCCTTCCTCGCTGCGTCTGTGATCTCTACTGCCTTTTTCTCTCCGGCTTCCAATGCCTTGCCAGATTCTTTCAAAGCCTGGCGCTCCCTAGAACCCATTTGGGTTTCTACTTTGGCAGCACCCATAGCACGCTGTTCAGCACGCTCAAGGTTTGCAACATAGGCATCAGCAGTTTGACGGACTTCAGGCAAAGCAGACAGCCAATCGGAATTGGTTTTGCCGGTCAGCCAGTTCTTTGCCTGTGACGCATTCATGTTGGCTAGGTTTTTAGCAACATAATTCTTTGCTTCTTGCACAACCAGGTTTCTGTCACCCGTTAGCGCAATAGCATCTGCAACCGACTGCTGGCTGTTAAACAGGGTCGCTGGCAATGACTTAGCGTCTGTCTTGAACTGAGTTGGATCAATACGATCCATAGCCGTAGCTTTAGCGCCAGCCTTGGTACGGAACTTCTCTAGCAAACGGGAAGCAAGTTCATAGTTACTTTGCAGTGTGTCATGCGCCTCACCAGCAAACTTAGACTGGAGATTACTGATCTTTGCGTAATATTCTTCTGAAATCTTTTGACCTAGTGCCTCATAGCCTTCAGCAGCCTTACCAAAAGCAGCATCACCTAATCTACGACGTACATCATCCAGCGCATCAAACGAAGTCGGGAAAGTCTTGTAGACAGGATTCCCCATTTCATTAACGCCCACCTGAACACGCCTTGCTGTGACAGCATCGTAAATGTTTTGATAAGCCTTCAGCACACCAGGCTCAGTTACCGGCGCTGTCTTTTGTTCTCTTGCTGTTTTACCGATCAACAGCTTATTGCGAAGATCTTGGACAAGAGATTTATATTCTGGCATCGACTCAACCAAAATGCCCTGACCTTCTTTCCCAGCAACAACAGAATCCCTAATTTGTTTTTGTTTTTTGTAAGCGTCAGATCTTTCTAGGGAACCAGTTTCAAACCTAGATAAAATCTTGTCACGCAAAGATGTGCCTATTTGCGACAGTTCTCTAGTGGAATCGCCTACATTTCTTAATGCCGCTTTAGCATTTTCCAGAATAGATTTTTTGGTTTCCTGAAGTTCTCCAGCCATGCCAGAAAACCCAGTAGCAGCCTTTCTTTCTTCTTTAGATACCTGCTCACCAGCAAGCCTTGACCAATTTGCTTCTAAATCAGCAAGACTTTTTGCTTTATTAACTTCATCCAAAAGAACGTCATAGATTTTCTTTTGGTCATCTGTCGTGAACTGAGACTGACGCAATTCTTGAATACGCTGTTTTACTAATTCTTTTTGCTTACCAACTAATTGTTCAGCGCCAACATCATCCATAACGCTACGGACAATGTTAAATCCAGGTATTTTGGAAGCCACATATCTTGCAAGAGAAGAACCGCCTTTTGCTGCCTGTGCTGCCAACTCAAGTGGAAGAATGCCGCCAGCAATCCTGACCGATTCTGCTACGGGTTGAGATGCGCCAAAGGCTTCTGCAACCTGTCCTGAAGCCTCTCCAGTAAAGCCGCCAGTAGCACCCAAAGCACCGCCAAGCGTCCTTTGTCCAAAGCCCCTCATAGATGGCACTGCTAACTCCATAGCTTTGCCAGCCATTTGCACTGGTTTATAGGGAACTCTTTGTAACAACCTACCCGTACCCATCGAAACTTCAGGCGTAGCCAATCCAAACAAACCGCCCAAACCTGTTGCGTAAAGCATTTCTTTTATAGGATCTTTTTCGCTTTGAGGCGCAGCAACGGCTGGTGATGGCGCAGGAGCAGACTCGGCTTTAGGAGCCGCATCCACAGCCTCGCCACCAAATCTAGGCTTCGCTTCTTTTTCTACGGGTTCACCGCCAAATCTGCCGCCCATAATTATTTCTTCCTATAAACTCTACCGTCATCAGGATCAATGTACATATCGCCTTTTTTCAACGCATCAAACTCTTTTTGATTTTTGGGCGTAGGCAGTTCTACTTCACCCTCTGCTCTGCGTTTCAGGCTTGGGAACTGGTTTTCCAATCCCTGCTTCTGCCTTTTCATTTCTTTCAAACCTTCGTCCATTGCGTTTCTAGTAGCTTCATATGTACGCAAATCAGACCTGTAAAGCGGAGACAAGATTTTGTCTTCCATCTTCGTCAGCGCCTTACCAGCGGTTTCAAACTCTGCGCTACGGAATCGAGCAAACGTCCTGATAAGACTTAATGCTTCTGGATCATTACTAAATGCAGCTTCAGCAGCCCGAGGATCAATAGCCAACAAACCCGTCATCTTTTTCCACTTACCTTCTTTCTGTAAGCGGTCAAGTGTTTGCAAACCAGATTCCAGGGCAGGAATAGTTGTTTCTCTTAGCTGGTAAGCATCTCTGTCTTTTTGTGGAATCTTGTCTAATTTAGTGTCAGCTTTGTCTCTTGCTCTCCTATCATTCATTTGGGCTATAAGGAGCCTTAATGATCTTTCGCTTGCTTTTGATCTTTCTTCTGCCGCTATTCTTTCTCTTTGCATTTCTTGACGAACTCTATTGTTTTCCGCATCACGTTCTTTTCGAGCAGCTTCGTCTTTAGCCGCGAGATCTCTACGCAACGTTTCTTGAGCATCAGCAAGTTCTCTGCGAGTAGTATCAGATTGAGTAGCCAGCCATGTTCTTAACTCAGCCGTTTGTTCAGCTATTTCTCTCTTTACTTCTATGTTTCTAATGTTTTCTTCAAACCTGTCTCTTGCCTTTTTGTTTATTTCTTCAATGCGAGTTATTTCTTTAGTTCTAAGTTCATACAACTTCTCGCCAGCCTTAACCTGTTCTTGCAGCATTTTTATTGTGTTAACAAGACCAACCTTGTCTTTGTACTTTTTAAGAAACTCAGCGCCTTCTTCTGCAAACATAACGTCTGCTTCCAAATCAGCCTTCTCATAATCAACTTTTGCCAACTCAGCAATTTCTTTTATTTTGCTGTTAAGAGAATTGATTTTGGTTTGCAGTGCTTTTGCATTGTATTCAAACGCATCTTTCTCTTTTTCGTACAAGTCTTCACGACCTTGACGAGCGCCTTCAACCATGCCATTCATGGCACTCATGGCCTGTATCGCATTGCCCTTACCACCCGCGCCAATAGCAAAACCCAACACACCGATCAAGCTGTACATGGTTGCTAGATCAGTAAAGTTCTGCTGTGTCGGCACAAAAGGTTTTGCCAACTGAGATTCAAAAGCGTCACGTTCTTTTCTGATCTGCTCTGCTTGCAAATCAGTTCTGTATCTATCCGCAGCCGTTAATTTGCGCCGTGCCTGGCTAGCTTCACGCTTTGCTTTGTCTGCTTCTTTTTCGCCCAAAAATGTTTCATATTCTTGCTGGGTTTGCGATAACAGTCTTGCTGGTTGTGCAACTGTTGTTTCGTAATCAGGCAACTCCGGCAAAGGAATATCTACGGGAGGCTCATAAGTTTTATCTGTTGGTGCTGCTGCAACAGGTTCTTCTTTAAATATGCCGCCACCACGCACCAATGGCGGTGTTTTTTGAACGAATGGATCTGCAATCGGCGCAGCCTTTTTAAAAGCCAATGGATCTGGCATTCCTGTAAGTTCTTGTAGCGCACTAGAAAATGCTGGATCTGCCATGATTACCTCTGCGGCTGTTGAGTTGCTGGAACTGCTGGCTGGCCTAAACCACCAATATCACGGAACAAATTAGCGTAATAATTGGAAGTCAATTCATTCACATATGCGTCTGACTGCAAACCAGCCCTAATAGCACCCGTAGCAATCTGGTCACCAATGCCAGATACTTTCAAGCCCAAGTCATATTGGTTAGCTAACAACTGCTGACGGAAGGCTTCCACCTGCGCCGCTGCTTGTTCTGCGCCCACACCGCCCCTAGCAGCAACGCCTTGGGCTGCACGGGCTTGCATAGCCTGAATCTGCTGTTGGGCAGGGGCAGTCAACTCACCACGTTGCGCTTGTTCCAGCAGTCGCTTGCCCTCTGTTTGATAAGGCGCAGCTAATTGTTGCAACTCCTGCTTTGCCATTTTTCCTTGCTTTGCCGCTTGTCTTGCAGCGTATATTCCTGGGAGAGCGCCTATACCTGCCAAACCCAATCTTTCCAAAGTTTCTGGACTTGTAATTTTGTTTTTGAGTTTTTCAAAATAACTTTGGTCAGCAGCAGGAGTTTCTACGCCTGGTGTTACTGGCGTTGGCGCAACTCCAGATGTCGGCAATCTTCCAGCCGCCAAATCAGACAATCCCGTCAAATTTATAGCACCAGGCATATCGCTACCAATACCGGCACGTTCTGCTGCCGATTGATACCTTGGAACGCCGTAGCCAGGCAAGAATTGTGGCGGCGTATATGTTTCTACCGGCGTAGTTGTGTAGCCGCCTTTAAATGGATCTGTGCCATATTGGGATGGCTGATAACTGCTAGATGGTCTTGTTTCTACATCGTAGCTATATGAGCTTGGTGTTGGAGCATAGAAGTCAGGATCTCTAAAAGAATAGCTTGGCGTGAAATCACCACCCTCGCCATCATAAAACTCCAACAGTCCGGTATCAGGATTGATTGTTCCAGCGCCACCGGCAGACTTCAGAAGTTCGGCTTCTTTCGGCGTGATGTGAGCAAGCATAGAATCGCCGCCACGACCTTTCTTTGCGAGATCCTTGGCAATCTGTTTCAGATCACTGGTGTCTCCAATCGTTGACTTTAGCAGTTTCGCAATTTGCTTTGCCATCTTATGCTCCCGTTTCATCCTTGACTTTGAGTGACGCTACGTTCCAAACATTTCTGCGCTGACCTTCTTTTTCTGTGCCAAATAAAGGCGCACCAGGATCACCGAGCCGCAAAGCCTGTGACAGTGCCTGACTTCCAGCCCCACCGCTAGGCATACCCGTCATGCTGACATCGTAAGTTGTGCCAGCGGGTCTGTCTTGTTGAAACTGAGAGGCAAGGCCATAACCCAACGCAGTTTCGCCAGCAGCACGACCTAATCGGCCTAATGAGGTTTCTTGCAGAGCAGGATATTTCTGTGCTGCGTATTCACCCGCGCCAGACACAAGACCAGAAATAGCGCCTTGTTTTAGGGCATCTTCAGGGCTTAATCCGTAAGCAAGACCACCGGCTGTTTGTCCGACAAATGTTCCCGTACCCTGGGCAACAGACGCACCCAATTCAGGTGATCCCCCAAGTTTTTGGACACCCTCTGAAATTGTTTTACCCGCCGTAGGCACGGTTCCGTCAGCGCCTGGCTTTGCAGAAAATTGCTGACCAAGATAAGTTGTGCCACCAGCAATCGCCGCTGCTTTAGCAATGTCTTCAGGCGAACCACCCGCTAGTGCTGTTGTTCCACCAGAAAGCGTTGACGCGCCCACTACCGAGGCTGATGCGCCAGATGCTCCCATTGCTTCACCGATCATCGGCAAAACTTCAGGGAAAACAATAGCTACCACTGCCGCGACAATCGGCGCTGCTTTGCGAACAAACTTTCTGAACTTTACGAACCAGCCCATATCTTCCCCCCGCTTACATCATTCTGGCGGCAGTCGCAAACGTCGCAAGCGCCTGATAATCTATATCTCCACGCAGGTCTTCAGCATCAGCCAAACCCGCTTGACGTAGTTTCTTCAAAAACAAAGGATACCCACGCTTGTCACGAATCGCCATCTCAGCAGCCTTCCCCAAGTCTTTAAGCTGCGGCGGTGTCAACCCCGTTTCTTGCATCAACGCCAACAACTCCTGTTTTGCTTGCTGAACCTGTGGGTTATCCATAGGCGAAGTCGCAGGTTTCATCGCTTGCATTACTGCTGCGTCTTGTTGCGGCGCAACATTAGGATTTTGTTGGGGAGGAATAGCCATATAATCAACTCGACAAGTTAAGGGAAGCTGCTATCTGTTCGTGAATATACAGATGGCTGGCTACCCAATCGTAAAAATCTTCCTCTTTATTCCAATCTGTATCAAGCAAATTGAAGGGGTTATTCAGCCCCAGCAGACCGGCGTAATACTGGTGTTCGACCTGGTGGGCTTGTAGCCAATCATCCAGATTGTCGATATTTGCGTCAATCAGGGGGTAAATTGGTACGGATTCCCCCGCATCCATCAATGTTTGCTGAAAAAGCCGGTGTTGCAGCCCATTTTCAAACAAAAACTCCCCTAGCGAGTCTTTATCGCCAAACTTGACAATACTAAGGGTGTCAAAGTTCATACCTTGTCTACCTTACCGTCTAACTTGTCAAATATCTTGCCCAACATCCCTTTGATCTCATTGATGTCGGACTTGTAAGTGTCTTTGTCGGCGTAAACGTGCGGCAAATCACGGATGTCTTCATCCATGCGGTCAAGCATCTTGGTAATGCGGTTGAGCGTCCAACCACCGAAAAATGCTGCTATCCCGACAACAATGTTAAATAACATTTGGCCTTCCAATTTACACTCCGTAATAAGGAATTTTGACTATTGTTCCGTTCAAATTGACGTTTATGTAACCAGCAGGAACTAGCGGCAGCGAGGATGTCGCAAAAGTCGCAGACGCAGCCGTTGTCGTGGTTACGTTCGCCACATTGATAGCGATTGTGCCGCTGTTAATGGTGGCATTGTTAAGCGCAAGGTTGCCGACGGTGCTTGTAGTGCTTCCCAGCGTCAATGTCGCATTACCAAGCGTCATTGTGCTGTTGGCAAGGTAACTATTGGGGAAAGTCGCAGCAACTGACGTAATGTTGGCGCTGGCAAACGTGCCGCCCGAATGCGCTACTGAGTTAATGTTGCCGCCAGTAATGGTGACCGCATTGGCGTTCTGGGTAGCCATCGTGCCAAGGCCAGTGACATTCCCAGATGCAATAGAAATAGATACGTTGGCAGCGTTAGTTATCCGGCCTTGAGCGTCAATAGTGACTTGAGCAACGGTTGAGGCATTGCCGTAGGTAGCCGCTGTGACTGCCGTATTAGCCAGGTTTAGAGTTACGTTGCCGGTCAGCGCACCACCACCGGACATCCCCGTTCCAGCCAGCACATTGACTGTATTAGGCACTGCACCAGCAATATTAG